CCCGGTTCTCGTTGATGACTATCATTTCGTTTTCCCTTTCGTGGTGGGCCATTGGCCCCTTGCTTCAACAAGACTGTTATAGGACCATTGGTCCGGCATGGCAACAACAATCAGCAACGGTTCGTCGCATTTTCGCGAAACCAAGCGGCGGTAATCCCCGCGCCCCCTTCGCGCCACACCCGCACCCATGGGCAAAGTGCTAAACCTGTTCGACGGCCTGCGCTCGGCCCTCACCGGCACCGGGACCGCCCGCGATGCCCGTACCTCCTACGATTACGCCTTCCGCGCACTGACGCAGCCAGAGATCGCGGCCGCCTATTCCGGCTCCGGCCTCCTACGCAAAATCTGCCAGATCCCCGCGCTCGACATGGTGCGCGAGTGGAGGACGTGGAACGGGCTCGAAGCCGATCAGGTCGCCAAGGTCTATGCCGAGGAAAAGCGCATCGGCCTCGTCGGCCTTGTGCGCCAGGCGGAAGTTCTTCGCGCTCTCGGCGGCGGGGCGCTGATCATGGGCCTGCCTGGTGACCCGACGCAGCCCGCGCGCCCGGCCGACAAGCTCGCATTCGTGCATGTCGTCTCCCGCTGGCACCTGACCTTCGCCAAGCTGCAGGACGACGCCACCAAGCCGGGCTTTGGCGAGCCCGAAATGTGGACGATGAACACCACGGCCGGGACCAAGGACATCCACCCGAGCCGCGTCATCCCGTTCCGCGCCGATCGCACCGCCTCGCTCGCCATGCCGACGCTCAATAGCGCCGATGCGTTCTGGGGCGAGAGTACGGTCGCGCAGGTGCTTGACGCGGTGAAGGACAGCGACGCTGCCCGCGCCGCGTTCGCCGCCTTGCTGCACAAGGCCAAGACGATGCGGATCGGTATTCCGAACCTCTACGAATACGTCGCGGCGGGTGAAGAGAAAAAGGTATTCGATCGTCTCGCCATCCTCGCCACCGCGGAATCGATGCACAACGCGGTCGTGTTCGACAATGGCGACGACGAGGGCAAAGGCGGCGAGGCAATCACCGACGCCGAATACAACTTCGCCGGCGCCAAGGACATGCTCTACGCCTACGGCGAATTCGTGGCCGCGATCTCCGATATTCCGGCCACCCGTCTGCTTGGCCGAGCGCCCGAGGGGATGAACGCGAGCGGGGACAGCCAGCAGAAGGATTGGAACAAAGCTATAGGGGCGAAGCAAGCGCTCGATCTTGGCCCTTGCATTGAGAAATTGGATCCGCACCTCTTGGCCGCAGCCGGTGCGCCCTCGAACGTCGCCAGTTACGCTTGGGATCCGCTCGACACGCCATCCGAGAAAGAAAACGCCGAGCGTTTCAAGACGCAGATGGAAGCAATCGACAAGCTGCAGGCGACCGCGGCCATCCCCGACGAGGCGTTCAACCGCGGCGTGCAATCGCTCATGGTCGAGGAAGGCTACCTGCCCGAGCTCGAGCTTGCGCTGTCGGAACTCGGCGACGAAGAACGGTACGGGATCGGCCTGCCCGACGATCCCAAGCGTGAAAGTGAGGTGATCGAGCTATCTGCCGGTGAAGGCGGGGATGAAACACGCCCCGCCCGCCGTGCCGCGAATGACGCCGCGCCGCGCCCGCTCTACGTGAAGCGCGAATTGCTCAACGCTGCCGACCTCGTGGCGTGGGCGAAGAAGAACGGCTTCGACAGCACCCTCGCCGCCGAGGACATGCACGTCACGATCCTCTATAGCCGCTCGCCGGTCGACCCGATGAAGATGGGCGAGACATGGACGAGCGAAGATAACGGCGGGCTGACCATCAAGGCAGGCGGCCCCCGCGCTCTCGAGCGCTTCAACGAAGGCGCGGTCGTGCTGCAGTTCGCCAGCTGGTCGCTCGAAAGCCGACACCGCGAAATGGTCGAGGCAGGCGGCTCGCACGATTGGCCGGAATACCTGCCGCACGTCACGCTGTCGTATCAGGCAGGGGACGTCGATCTCGAAACGCTGGTGCCGTATTCGGGTGAGCTTCGGTTCGGGCCTGAGATTTTCGAGCCGCTGGATTTGGATTGGAAGCAGAAGGTGACCGAGGAATGAGTAAGCACGTCGACAGTGCGTCGGACGACCGCACCGCGAACAACGCCGTGCGCCACACCTATCGCGTCCTATCGAGCGCGGAAAAAGCACAGATGGTGGCAATCAAGGATGCTGGCGCCGCCCTCTTGGCTGAGATCGAGAAGACTGGCGCAAGCCGCGAACTTTCGATTGCGCGCACCAAGACCGAAGAGGCCGTCATGTGGGCGGTCAAACACGTGACGGCCTGACGATGGTATACGATTCCGGATCCGATATTTGAGGCGTAAGTGCGATTGACCGAACAAGAGCGCGAAGTGGCCATGCGGCTTGCGGCGGCATGGGATGCTTTCTGCGCCTTGCCGGTCGAGCATCCCGACGACATCGACGATTTCCGCCGGGCCATCCATGCAGCGCAAGCTAAGGTGCTCATGCGCCCGGGACGGAGGCAGATCAATGAAGGTTGACCTCGCCGCCATGACCCGCCGCGCGAAGAACCCGCGTCGCACCGTCATCCCCATCCGCCCGATCAAGGCGCAGGCAACGCAGGCGACAAACCTCTACCAGTCCGCCTACCGCCCGGTCGTCCAAGCATGGGAAGCGTCCCTGCCTGCGATCCTTGCCGAGTACGAGCGCACCCTTGCCCAGATGACGACCGACAGCCCCGCCGATGTCGAGGCGCGGATTGGCCAGGCGGAAGCCGAGGCGCAGTCGATCGTGCTGCGCGTGTCGATCGCGTTGGAGCGGTGGGCTAGGTTGAGCGAGTTGTGGCACCGGCGCCGCTGGGTGGCGAACGTGCTCTCGGCTACGAGCGTGGACCTTTCGACGATGATTGGCGCGGGCGACATGCGGATGACGCTTGAGGCGGCAATTGCCCGCAACACCGGGCTGATCAAGTCGGTCTCAGATGAGACGCGCCGCCGGGTGGGCGATGCCGTGTTCCGCGGGTTGCAGAACCGCACGCCGTCGCGCGATGTTGCTCGCCAGCTGCGCGAGGCTGTGGGGATTGAGCGGCGCCGGGCGCTTCGGATCGCCGCTGATCAAAATACGAAGTTGGCCGGCGCGCTGAATGAAGAACGCCGCCGACAAGCGGGAATTTCGGCCTGGGCGTGGGTACATTCGGGCAAGCTTAACCCTCGCGAGGATCACCTTGCCCGCGATGGCCGACTCTACAGCGACGACAAGGCCGACTACGGCCGCGAGTATCAGGGCAAGACCGTGCGCAAGCCGCCAGACGATCTACCGAGCCAGCTTCCTTGGTGCGGCTGTACGTCCAGGGCTGTGCTCATATTGGAGTGATGATGATGACGAAAGAAACCGACCCTGTGATAGTGGCTATCCGCGCAGAGATGGCGGAATATCGGAAGCGGATTGAAGCCTTGGAGCGCGGCAAAGAAGACCGGGCCGAATTGACGGCCAGCGGTGTTCGCCAAATAGCAATCGACACCATTACGGCCGCCGCGCCTTCATTGGAGTACGCGAGAAGCAGAAAGCTTTAGGCGAGCGGCCCCATCTATGCTACAAAGCGGGCCTCCGGCGCGGTAACGCCGAAGACCCTGACCACACGAACATGGAGCGTTCGAAATGGCTGACAATCTTCTACCGGAAGACGATCTTTCCGCAAGCGATGCAGTTTTCCACGACAGGCTGGAGAGGTTCGTTAAGGGCCAGGCTTCTAAGCAATTGAATGGCGACAGAGCTGACGCTTTTGGATGGAGCGAATTTGTCGAACCGGTCCTGCAGCTAGTGGCCGATTATCTCGAAGCCGAACCGGACATGGATTTCCCTATCTCACCTGTCAGGAGCATGATTAGGCCCGATCAGGGTGGAGATTTGAAGGTTGTCACGAGTATTGCCTATTCTGACAAGGTTCACTCCAATCACACTTACGATTTTCACGCAGCCGTAGGATTGGAGTGGGATGGCCCTCTTGATCTCACGGCGCTCTCAAAAGGGAAGGTGCTGGACATCCTTGGCCTCATCGAAAGCGAATGCAAAAGAATTCGCGAGAGACTGGCCGAAAGCGAGAACAATGCCTAACCCCATCATCGAACGCGCAGCGCGGGCGCTGGCACGTCGGGACAGCGTCGGCCCCGGCGATGAAAGTGAATGGCCGTCCTATACCAACGACGTCCGCGCCGTCCTCCGCGCGATCCGCGAGCCGCTTTCCGATGCAGCCGCTTATCTCGTCGCTGATGCCGAGGCTTGGGAAACGGGCGCCAAGGATCATACGCATGAAGTCTACCTGATGACCTGCGGTAAACTTCGTCGTGATGTTGCCGCGAGCATTCAGCCGCTGATCGACGCCGCGCTGGGGGAAGGGTGATGCACGAGCCTCGCCACGAACCGCAGCCGATTGCGGATCAGGTGATGGCCAAGTGCATCTGCGGTTGGCGCGAGCCGGTTTCTACCTATGGTTATCCGACGCGGGAATCGCTCTGGGCAGAATTACATAAGCGGTACAAGGCTCACCTAACCTAGCGGCGGTAAATCACCCCCCGAGCACAACGTATCGCTCGGGCAATGTATTTCGCAGACCGCCTTGAATTGGACGCCCCGAAGCGCACGAAGGATGGCTACCTTGCCATCAGGGCGCGCGCCGGGCGCGTGGGCGTGTATCAATACACGGGTTCAGAAATCGACCCGAACAACGAACACGGCCTGCGCGACAACGCGATCGTCAATGTGCTGCGCGATGAGGAAACCGTTTTCGACCGGGCCGCGCAGCAGTCGTTCATTGGCAAGCCCGTAACGGACGACCACCCGACTGAACCTGTCACCGCCGACAATTGGAAGCGCCATGCGCGGGGCACCATCATGGGCGTCGCGCGCGATGGCGAATATCAGGCGTTCGACATTCTGCTTACCGATGCCGAAACCATCGCGAAGGTCGAAGCGGGCAAGCGCGAACTCTCGAATGGATATGGCGCTTCGCTGGAGTTCGGTCAGTTCACCGCCAAAGACGGTACAGTTTGCCAAGCTCGCCAATCGAAAATCACGGGCGGCAATCACGTCGCCCTCGTCGATCGGGGCCGTGCCGGTCCTGACTGTGCGATCAAAGACCTCGCGGTCTGCGACGCCCTCACCGCTGACGGGCTCGCCGAGCTCCAGGCAACTCTCACCAACGACCGAAAGGACGGCACCATGCCGCACATCCTCATTGTTGACGGCCTGCAGGTGCCGAACGTCTCGGACGAGGCGAAAGCCTGCATCGAAAAGCTGCAGGGGCAGCTTACCGCCAAGGACACCGCGATTGCGGATGCCAAAGCGGAACACGACAAAGCCCTTGCGACCAAGGACGCCGAGATCGACGATCTCAAGACCAAGGTCGTCGACCAGGCCCAGATCGACGCGCTCGCCGACGCCAAGGCCGACACCGTGGCCAAGGCCAAGGCCGTATGCGGCGACAAGCTGCCCGACACCGCCGGCAAGACCGTGGGCGAAGTTCGCCGCATGGCTCTCGACGCCAAGGGCATCGACTGCATCGACAAGTCGGACGACTACATCGAGGCCCGCTTCGATGCGCTGACGGCGGATGCCAAGACGACCGATACGGTCGAATCCTTCACCCCGCGCGCGAACGTCACCACCGACGCCGCCGCAACCGTCACCGCCCTGCGCACCGCGCGCTACAGCTAAGGGAGCCTGAAAAATGCCCACTCTCCAGAGCACCTATAGCGAGGCCCCGGCAAAGGGCTTTGCTGGCATGGTCGCCAACGGCGAAACCAGCAACCGTATCTCGCGCACGATCGAGGATTCCGCAGGCGTTGCCTTCGGCGTTCCCGTCTGGCGCGGTTCGGGCGATCACGGCATCACCGCCACGGTCGGCACCGCTGCCAACTTCCTCGGCTTCACGATCGGAACGAGCGCCCTCGGCCTCGTCGCCGGCCAGACCGCCGACACCTATGCGCAGTACGACAACGTGCCCGTCATGACGCAGGGCGCGATCTACGTCGAAGTGACCGGCGCGGTTGCGGACGGCGCAGCGCTCACCGTCGGCACCGGCGCTGGCGCAGCAGACGGCATTGGCGACACCGCCGCCGACGCCACTCACATTGCGACCGGTTGGGTTGCTGACGAAACCGTGACGGACGGCCTCTGCCGTATCGTCCGTCGCTAAGGGGGTCTGATACCATGAACGCTATCACCAATCTCTACGACAGCCAGAGCGGTATCAAGGATGCCACTCTCTTCATGTCGGCTGATGCCGATGTGAAGCGCGCGGTCATCTCGGCTTGGGCGAACGACAACGCCCGCCTCGCCGCAACCTTCGCGGACAAGGCCGATGCCTTTTTCAGCGACGCGCAGGTCGGCCTCGCCTTCCTGACGCCGCAGCTGCACCGCATCGAGGCCGAGGTCTATATGACCAAGTATCCGAGCTTCGACATCACCCCGTTCGTCCCGGTCGTTTCCGAGGGCGATATGTGGGATGTCGGCACGCTCGTCTACTCGATGGACAATGTCGGCCAGGCCGAGTTCATGTCGGCGGGCGGTTTCGACGTGCCCTACGCATCGAACAAGATGACGCAGGCCACCCGCAACTTCCACCTCGCCGCCATCGGCTACGAGTGGAACACGCAGGAAATGCAGCGGGCCGCCAAGCTGGGCCGTTCGCTTTCGAGCGACAAGGCGCAGGCCGCGGTGCAGGCCGCCGACCGGTTCATCTACTCGATCGCCATGACGGGCAACACCCCGGCGGGCAACAACGAGAAGGGCTGGACCGGCTTCACCAACAACAGCGCGGTCACCGCTGCGCAGGTTGCTGCTGACGGCACGAGCTCGTCGCGTCTCTGGTCGGCCAAGACGCCGGCGCAGATCCTTCGCGACATCAACGCCGCGCTGACTGCGGTCGAAACCGGCACGGGCGAGACGGCGATTGCCGACACGCTGGTCCTGCCGACCTCGGCCTACAACTACATCGCGACCACGCCGCGTTCCGACGGTTCGGACATGACCATCCTGTCCTACCTGCGCGCGAACAACGTTGCTGGCGAGAACCTGACCATCCTCAAGAGCCGCGCGCTCGAGACGGCCGGCACCGGTTCGACGACCCGCATGGTGGCCTACGAACGCAACGCCCAGGTGCTGCGCTTCCTGCTGCCGGGGCCGCACCAGTTCCTGCCCGCGTTCCAGAAGTCGAGCCTCGTCTACGAGGTGGCCGGCATCATGAACGTCGGTGGTCTGGACGTTCGTCTGCCCAAGGCGATTGTTTACCGCGACAGCTTCTAAGGAGCACGACATGCCGAAGTTCACCAATGTCTCGAATGGCCCGCGCGGCGGCTACCTCAAGGGGAAGCTGATCGAAGTCGAGCCGGGCGCCGAAGCCGAACTGGACGACGCGCCGGACGAGTGGTTCGCCAAGGCCGGGTCGAAGGACGCCAAGGAAGCGCCGAAGCCGAAAGGCGACGACGGCAAGGAATGAGCCCTGTCGGGTCTCAGGGGGCGGGCCGCTTCGCATAGCGCGGGGCGGCCCTTTCCATTGCGGCGGTAATTCCGCGCCGCGCATAGGAGTAAACCGAAGTCATGGCATACACCGCGCCTACCCTCTCAGCTTTCCGCGCCCTCTACCCGGCGTTCGATGCCGTGGCCGATGCGACCGTGCAAGCGTGGCTGGACAAGGGCGAGACCGAGACCGCGAACTGGCCCGATGCGAACCGCGACGACGGGATTATGCTTTTCACCGCGCACCGGCTGACGACGCAGGGGCTTGGCTCCGGCGCCATTCCGGCCGGTGTCACCAGTTTCAAGTCGGGCACGTTCTCGGCCACCGTTTCGGACGGCCTCGCGAGCAAGACCGGCTTCGCTGCGACGGGCTATGGCCGCGACTATATCGACCTCTCCAAGCGCATCTTCGGCGGGCCCCGTCTCGCCTGGACGCCGCCGACCCGTGTTTGACGCAGCCTTCGCCTCGATCGCCGCGGGCTTTGCCGATCGATTCGGTGCGCCGTTCGTCGACGCCGTAGCATGGTGGCCGGGAACGCCGGTCAAGGATGCGGGCGGCTCGATCATTTCGCCGGGGACGCCGGTCGAGATCGCGTGCAAGGCGCAGTTCGACGCCCCAACGATCGCGATGCGGCAGGCCGAGGGCTTCACCGAGCAGGATGCGCGCATCCTCGTGCTCGATTTCGACGGCACGCTTGACGCCGATGCCGAGATCCGCGTCGCATCCGGCGATAACGCTGGCCAGTGGCGCTTGCTGACCGTCACGCGCGATCCTGCCGGTGTCGGCTACGAATGCCGGGCGCGGAGGAAGTGATGGGATTCAAGGGCGTCGATAAGCATCTGCGCCGGTTGAAGCGGCTGCAAAGCGATGAAGTTGTCCGGCTTGCCAACCAAGTCGTCTACGAGGGCGCGGACACCATTCGAGCGGAAGCCTCGCGCCTCATCACCACAGGCGCGGTTTCAGGCAAGAACCACGTCGCATCGAAACCCGGCCAACCGCCGAACGAAGACACCGGCACGCTGCGCATCCACACGACTGTCGCGCAGACCGATATCCTCAAGGCTCAAGTTCGATCCGACGCGCCATACGCGGGGGCGCTCGAATTCGGCACGAGCAAGATGGCCGCTCGGCCCTTCATGCGCCCCGCTCGCGATAAGAAGAAAAAGGAAGTGCGTGACCGCATGGTCAAGCAAATGAACACCCTCGTGAAGCGGTCAGGATAGGAGCAAACCCCATGACCACCATCGAACTCGACGCCCCGTGGACCTACCGCACGCCGGAAAAGACCATCAACTATCCGGCGGGCAAGCACGAGGTTTTCCAATACATCGCCGACCAGGCCGAGGCCGAGGGCGCTACCACGAAGAAGGAGGAAGCCGATGGCGACACCCACCAGTCTCCAGCGCCTCGCAAAGCGCGCTCTGCTGACAAGGGCAAAGGCTGACGCGGGGCTGGCGGCCCTTGTTCCGGCCGCCTCTATCGCGCCAGACGGTACGCCGTCTTTCCCGTTCATCCTCATCGCAAGCCCGCGCACGCTGCGCCTTCGATCCGCCTGCGCCCGCGGGGCGACGGTTTCGTTCGACGTCCATGCGTTCGCCGGGCCGCGGGAGAGCGGCGGCGCGGTAGTCGAGACCGGCGAGGACCATATCGCCCGTATCGGATCCGCGATCGAGACCGTCTTCGCCGACAACCGTTTGGTGCTGACCGGCGGCGCGGTGTGCAAGATCGAGTTCAGCGACATGCAGCTGCTACCGGACGACGAGCCCGACCACTGGCACTGGATTTCGCAACTGAATTGCCGAGTGCTCGCGGAATAGCTATAAGGCGGCGTGGACGTGCACCCGCCCAACCCCGCGCTCGACGTGTTCCTGATCCTGCTGTCGGAGCTTCACCGATCGGGCACGCTCGACGATGAGGGCTTGGCACGCGTGATGGAAAAGCTCGAGCAGTCCGAATATCACGACATCGCCGACCGGGTGGCTGCGCTTCCACTCATGAACCTGCTGGGCGAAATCAAGCGGCGGTAAATCAGGCTGACGAGCGGCCCTAGCGTCTCTGCGTGTAATTCAACGCGGAGAAGCCGAGTGAGTGTTCCGAACGAATCCGACTTTGCCCTCATCAAGATCGGTGACGGCGAAGCAACCGAGACCTTCACCGCGATCTGCGGTATCGAAAGCGTCTCGATCAACCGCACTGCGAACACGAGCGATCGCGCGCGGCGCGACTGCGCAACGCCCGGCCAGCCCGCAGTGCGGCGCTCGCGCACCGTCTCGAAGCAGATGGACATCACCGGCACCGGCGGCGTGGACAAGGCGAGCATCGCTTCTTTCGAAGCCGCGCTCGGCGTGGTCGGCAACTACGAAATCGAGCTTTACCAGTACGACGGCACCGACACCGGCACGCTGATGGGCACCTTCGCCGGCGCCTTCAACATGACCAGCGCCAACATGAGCCTCGACGCCAACGGCGATAGCTCGGGCGAGGTCACGCTTGCCAGCGATGGCACCTGGACGTGGACGGCCGAAGCGTAAGCTGAGCCTGATCCATGACCACCGAAGTTGTCACCGAATTCGCGGACGGGACATACCGATTCTGGCTTCCCATGCCGCAGGTGACGAGCTTCGAGCGCGATCACGGCTCGATCTTCGACTTCTGGGGCAAGCTCACCGATGCGATCGGCATCGATAAGGAAGGCGCGTTCCATTACATCGGACCGAGCGGCCCGCCCGTCACTGCGCTGCGCGACTTCATCCGCCTCGCGCTGATCGGGGGTGACCAATGCACGGTCGATGGCGAGGAAGACGGCGTAGGCCCGACCAAGGCCAAGCACCTGGTCGACGATTACTGCTACCCTGCCCGCCCACTTGCCGAAGCCGCGGCGCTGGCGTTCCAGATCGCGGACGCCGCAGTGCGGGGGGTGGACCTTGCTGGCTCGAAAAAAAAGTCCGAAATCGTGACGAGCGAGCCGCGCCCTTCCGCCGCGGAGCCGTCATCGCAAACTGCGGACAGCTAGGCATCGACTGGCGCACGGTCGATATGGCCGAATACCTCGAAGCGCTCGAAGCGCATTCCGAGGCGCACAATCCCGATTCCGACAAGAAGAAGCAGGCGTCGCCTGGGCTCATGCGCTTTGTGAAGGCGCACCGGGAGGGTTAGGGCGGCCAAGCCAATCCTCGAAAGTCCCTCGCCAAGCTTCGAAGGCATCTTCGCCAACAACCTCTAGACCTCCGCCCAGCGAATAGCGTGCCACCAGAACGCCCTCGTCCGTGCCGTCGTCGGCGTAGTATTCGATTGGGGGTTGCTCAGCCACAGCGTGCAATCTCCGCTTCGACTTCGGCCAATTGCCTGGCGATGCGATCCCGGCGACGTTCAAGCTTGGCGCGATGGCGCTCGCCCCAATCGACATGCGGACCGTTCTTTGATGCTTCGGAAGCGAACGGGCCTTGCCACCCGTGCTCGCGCAGCATCGCGTTGAGCTTCACCCGGTCACTTCGATCAAGCGCATCAGCATACAGATCAGGCTTATTGGCGCACAGGGGGAGGGTTGGGAAAAATTCGCTGAACCGAACCTTTCCCGAAACCAGCACAGCCGTACAAAGCTCAAGATAGGTTTTTATGCCCACACCCGAGGCCCACCGCACCTCTTGAAACTTTCTGACGATATACCCCCTGCCACCATATTCGGGCGGCCTCCGCCGAACTTCGTGCTGCTTCGCGAGAACGATCAGCGCGTTGAACGAACCGCCCAATTCTTTGTCGATGTAGCTTTGCGCTCGCGTCGAGAGAGTGAACGGCGGCTTGTCGTCTCCGTGCGGGGTGGCGTCTTCCAGAGATGGGGCGGGCTTTTGGATGACAGCAATGGCTGCGTCAGTCATTGACCGCCAACCCCGCTTGCTGCTTCATTGCTTCGATCACAGACCCCGCTAGGTCGGGCATTACATCCAGCCAAGCTTTTGCCATCTGCACTTGCGCGTCTTCCGGCGGCAGCCCGCAATCGATTGCGGTGCGCAACGCGCTCTCAGTGGCGCAATAAAGCATGAGTTCGACAGAGGCTTTCTCGCCGAGCCGAAGTTCGCTACCGGATTTCTTAGCCATTTTCGCGGTCCTTTCGCGGGTGTGGTCAGGGTCGGCGCTGTGCAACCAGCGTCGGCCCGCTTTGTATCACCCCTTCCCGATTTCCCCAAATGCTTTCACACCTACCGGCACGCCATCATCGCGGCATAGTCCGGCGATGCGCGTTCCATGCACTCAGCTACCCGCTCGGCTTCGTCGGCCCTTTGGGTAAGCTCAGCCAGGCCGGGCCGCGTTTCAAACTGCCCACCCTGGGCGCCGAGCCAGAACGCAAAGCCGACCGAGACCACAATCCCGATCATCATCAGGTATTGCGCCCCGTCGCGCATCTTGCCGTTCTCATCCTGCATATCGCGCGAGAAGGCCATCTGCACCGAGCGCAGCAGTAGGTAAGCGCACCCGAGCCATCCGATAATCTGTAGCATTCCACTCCCCTTGCGGCGGTAATTTCACAGCCACCGCAATTTACTGATCATGTCAAGGAGCAGCACCTTGGCCGAAGTCGATCCCGTCATCCTTGAAATCCGCGCCGAGCTTGGCCGGTACAAGGCGGAACTGCGCTCCACCACGACCAGCGTCGAGCGGCTTCTTGGCCGGCAGGAGAAGTCGGCTAAACGCCTTGAAGCCGAAATGCGCCGCTCGTCGAGCGCAATTGCCAGCACTCTACGCGGCCTAGCTGGCACCCTCGCCGCGGCATTCACCGGGCGCGAACTGGTCGGCCTGATCGACGGGTTTACGCGCCTCCAGAACAATTTGCGTGTTGCGGGGCAGGAAGGCGAAAACCTCGCCCGCGTTCAATCGAGCCTGCTTTCGATCAGTCAGCAATACGGCGTGGATGTCGAGACGCTTTCGGGCGTGTTCCTCAAGGCCAGCTTGGCTCAGAACGAACTGGGCGCGTCGACCGAAGAGATCATTCGCCTCAACGAGATCGTCGCGGCCTCGCTCAAAATCACCGGCACCAGCGCGGAAGAAGCGCGGGGGGCGCTGCTGCAACTTGGCCAGGCGCTTGGTTCTGACGTGGTGCGCGGCGAAGAATTCAACTCGCTGCTCGAAAATGCGCTGCCGCTTGTCCAAGCTGCGGCTCGCGGCATTGATCGCTTCGGCGGATCGGTCGCGCGGCTTCGCGCGGAGGTGGTCGACAGCAAGGTCACATCGCAAGAGTTCTTCGAAGGCGTGCTTCGCGGCGGAGTTCAGACGATCGAGGACGCCGAAAAGGCGAACCTCACGCTGGCCGGTTCGTTCGAAGCGCTGCGCAGCCAGTTGCTCGTCTACTTTGGCGAGGCTGGCAAGGGTGCCGGTGCTACCGAGGCGCTGACATCAGCCATAAACGCCCTCGCTGACAATCTCGACGTCATCATCCCTGCGCTGGCCACCATTGCTCTCGCTCTCGGCGTCAAAATGGTCGGCAGCGCCGTGGCGGCGAGCAGTGCAATGTTCGCGCTGACAGCAGTTATGGGCGGCGCTGCGACTGCCACCGAAGGGCTCACCTTCGCTATGGCTGGCCTGACACGCGTCCTCCCCCTCGCCGCGCTAACCGCAGTGATCGGCGCGCTCGGCTATCTCGCTGTCGAAGCCCACCGTGCGAGCGGCGAAGTGGCAGCGCTTGCGAGCGAAGCCGACGCGGCTCAAGCCGAAGCCGAGGCGATGGAAAAGCGCATCAAGGATGCGGGGGGCGAAACCGATAAGCTAGGCTCGGCTGCGCAAACTGCGCGCGGAGATATGGGCGACCTCACCGGCGCTATGGAAGGCGCCCGACAGAAGGCCGCGGAACTTGGCCAGCAAGCCGAGCGCACCGGCAAGCAATTGCTGCAGATGCGGTTGCAGGAAGTGCTTGGCCAGCGCCAGCAAATCACCAACTCGCGCAACTCGCGCCAGCGCACAATCGCTTCGCAGACGCGAACCGGGGACGCGCTGGCTACGTCCGGCGACGCTACATTCCGCGCTCGCGAAAATCAGGAGCTGGCCGAACTCAAGCGGCTTGAGGACGCGCTGCGCTTCCAGATTCAGAACTATGGACTGGATCCGGGAACAGGCGGAGGTGGTGGGGGAGGAACTCCGCCATCAGGTGGCGGCGGGACGACAACCACGGGTAGCACCCGTTCCGGCCCCGACGCTGCCGAGCTCGCCGCCCGGCAGGAAGCCGAGATCGCCCGCTTGCGCGCCGAGGAAATTCAGGCACGGCTCAATCTCACCGAGGACATCGACGAGCGGGCCAACCTGCAGGCGGAACTCGACAGCATCGAGTTCGCGCAGCGCCGCGCGGACATCGAGGGCAATGCTGACCTCAGCCGCGCGCAGAAGGATGCGCAGCTTGAAATCCTCAACGGGCTGTTCGGCGTATCGGGCGAGATCGACGAGCAGGGCCGCATCATCGTTCGCGGCAACGAGGGGCTGTATGCACAAATCCGCGAGCGCGAGGCGCAGTTTGAAGAGCTACGCCGCGCCGGCCAACTCGAAGCGGACACCGCGCGGGCGAAAGAGGACGTTCTCCGCAGCCAGCTTTCCATCACGTCCGACCGCGAAGAGCGCGCCCGGCTTGAGCGCCAGATTCTCGAAATACAGATCGAGGCGGCCAAGGCCGAACTGCGCAACCAGATCGCGACGCTGGAACTGGCCAAGGGTCGCGAGAAGGAAGTCGCCCTGCTTCGCCAGCGATTGTCCGACCTCGACACGATCCGCGCAAACGAAGCGGAAGGCATCGCCCGCGACAACGAAAGCCCGCTGCAGCGCTATGCCCGCGGGCTCAACGAAAGCGACCTGGGCGACGAAGCCGAGCAGCTGATCGTCGACGAGATCGAGACGGTGCGCGGCGGCATCCGCGACGCCATTGCAGACGCGATCGGCACCGACGATCCGCTGATCACCGGGTTGCTCGACCTGCTGCTGCAAGACCTGATATTCAAGCCGCTTGCGAACAGCTTGGCCAACGCGAGTGGCGGTGGCGGCGGTTTCTTCGGCTCACTGCTTTCCGGCATCGGTTCGATCTTCGGCGGCGCGCGCGCATCGGGCGGCTACGTCTCGCCGGGCACCATGTACCGCGTCAACGAGGGCTCAAGTCCCGGGCGGGTCGAGGGTTTCCGGCCCGCAGGCTCGGGCGAGATCATCCCGCTTGGCCAGATGAACGCGCTCGCGAATGGCGGGATGCGCTCGGCAGCGGGCGGCGGTGTCGCGGTCGTGCGCCTTGAGCTTTCCGGCGACATTGACGCGCGCATCGACCAGCGCAGCGCGAACGTCGCAGTCGAGGTGCAGCGCGCAACGGCTCCGCGCCTGATCGATGCGGCGGCAAACGAAACCGCGCGCCGCTTTAGCAGGCCGAAGCTATGACCGAAATTCTCGTCCCGAACGCTGACGACTTCCTGCTCGACAGCCTGCATCTTCGCGCGCCAGCGCAGGTGAATCGTTCGACGTGGACCGGTCGGCGCAAGGTGATCGGCCTAGCGGGCACCGAAGTGTGGACCGGGCAGGCGACGATCGACCTGATCACGACCGAGGAACAGGAGCGGCAATGGCGCGCCTTCCTGTTCGCGCTCGAGGGGCCGGTTAACTGGTTCCGCTGGCGCCTGCCGTGCAACAGCCATATCGGCCCGAAGCCAACCGTCGATGCGGGCGCGTCGGACGGGTACACGCTGCCCCTCACCGGCGGGCAACCGAACGCGCGGATCCTGCGCGCCGGCCAATTCATGACCGTGCCCCTTCCCTCAGGCCATGCCCGCGGTGTGTGCCTGACCGCAGACCTGCGCTTCGATGCGGCGGGGGATGCGACGGCTCAGTTCAAGCCCGCCTTAAACGAGACACCGACCGAGGGAGCTACGGTCGAGACGACCGACCCCTACGTGCCCATGAGCGCGGTCGATACCGAGCAGGGGCTCAACAGCGCGGACGGCGTGTCTGGGGCGACCTTCGACGTCGAGGAGGCGCTGTGAGCCTGCCCGACGCAACCTATTCGGCCGCGCTAGATGAGCCGATCGTCAAGCCTGCCTGGTTCGCTTTCCTCGATTTCGTGGGCGACCCGGTGCGCGCGAACACCAGCGGCAAGGACATCGTGCCCAGCGGGTCGGGCGATGCGGACCTCGACGGCGAAACCTTCGTCGGTATCTCGGGCGAACTGGTCGCGGTGTCACCGGTCAAGATCGGCGAAGGCGGCTCCGAGACGGTCACCGCGCAGCTGTCGGGCATTCCCGGTCTCGACGACGACGAGATCGCGCTGCTCAATGATCCGGCCAACTGGCGCAGCCGTGACGCCCGTCTCTGGAACATCGTCCGCAACTCCGCGAACGTGCAGCAGGGCGGCTTCCACTCCTACTACACCGGCAAGATGGTCGGCCTCACGCATTCGGGTTCGGGTGAAGGGCAAGTGCTCACCGTCACGATCGAGAGCTATCTCGGCGTATTCTCCGAACCGTCGAACAACACCTATCTCGACCAGGAGCGCTACGACCCCGGCGATGAAAGCGCGCGGGCGGCGATTGCAATCGCGAACGGCAACTACACCGGCGCGCGAACCGGAAGCGGCGGCGGGGGTGGCGGGACCGGCCCGGGCGGGCGCGGCAATGTCTTCGGCGGGCCAAGGTACGATTACCTATGACGCGGCTACCGGATTGGGAGGCGCGACTGTCCGCATGGATCGTGACCAACCGGGCGCGCGAGTTCGCGTGGGGGCAATGGGATTGCATTCTCATGGCCTGCTCGGCGGTCGAGGCGCTGACCGGCGTTGACCCGGCGGCGGAATACCGCGGGCGTTACAGCGATGCGCGCGGCGCGGCAGAGGCCCTGCGCGAGCTCGGCAAGGGGACGCTGATCAAGACCGTCGATGCTGAGTTCGATCGGCGCCCGGCCGGGAGGGCGCGCCGCGGGGATCTCGTGATGTTCGAGCAGAGCATCGGCGTCTGCGTCGGCGGCGCTGGTCTATTCGTGGGCGAAGAGCGCCTGACCGACGCGGCCGGCATCCCGATGCGCGCAGGGCTGGTCACCATCCCGCGCGTTTCCCTCACGCAAGCTTGGACGGTCTGATATGGGGAAGGTTCTCAAAACGGTCGCCACCATAGCCACGATTGGCGCGGTAACTGTGGCTACTGGCGGACTTGCGTTGTTCGGCACAACCGCTGGCATCAGCCTTTTCGGCCTCGGCGCAAGCACATTCGGCCTTATAGCGGCAGGCGCCTCGATTGGGGCGTCTTTGCTTAGCCGTGGCGGTAGAGCGCCAAGAAACACACCCGAAGCGCTCGACCGATTGCGCGCGAACCTCGACCCGCGAACGCCGCGCAAGACAGCGGTGGGCATCACCGCGCTCGCGACCGATATTCGCGACGAGGAATTCACCGACGACCAGACCTATTTCCACCGGTTCATCGTCTGCG